TCAGGCTCCCAGCGGGCAGATGAAGATGGCGGGCGGCAGCGTCGCCGCGGCTGTGCCGATCTGGGCGACGGCGAGCGACAGCGCACCGCCGCCGCCGATCGCGGCGATGTCCGCTGCGGAGACGGTGGCGGCCGGCGCGGTGGTGTCGATCGAGACCGGCGTGCCCCCCGCGCGTGTCGCGGTCAGGCGATAGCGCTCGGTCTCTTCGCCAAGGGGCGCGTCGATATCGTCGAGCCATGCCCAGCCGACCCGGCTGCGGCGTGTCCACCCGACGAGGACCGAGCCATCCGGCTGGATCGCGGCCGATAGCGCGACCGGCGCCGGCGGCCGCAGGGCGCGCGCCTGGAAATCGATGCGCGCCTCGGCCGGCGATGCATCGCCGACGCCGCTTGCCGCGATCAACACCGTCGATCCGATCGCGCTTGTCGGCAATGCCCAGGCGAGCAGCGTGTCGGCATCGACCAGCACGAAGCGCTCGCCTGCCACATGGTCCACCATCGCCCATTCGCTGCCGCGCCGCCCCCGCAGCAGGCCGGACAGTCGGAAGGTCCGCGGCGCGATCTGGACGGCGGCGGCGAACTGGACGAGCTCGTCGCCGATCAGCGCGACGTTCGCCGTGGCGGACGCCTCGGTCGCGCCGCTGCCGGCGAGCGTCATCGCGTCGCCCAGCAGCTCGACGTCGAGGCTGTCCGCCGAATCGGCGAGCATCGCACTTCCCGGCGACAGCACGCCCAATGTCGCGCCGATCACCGCCCCGGCCGCAGTCTGTCCGATCGTCTGCCAGCTCGTCCCGTCGTCGAGGCTGACCATCAGCGTCGCTTTCCGCCAGCCCGCCGAGGCGCCGGCCGCCGCGATCAGCAGCGTCGGCGTGGTGGGGAGGTCGTCGCCCAGCGTCGGCAGATCGAGCAGCGCGAGCGTCGTCGGCCCGGCCGGAAGATCGGACTCGGCGACGCCCGCCCCCGCGCTCGCCTGCGGCAGCGGCGCGGCATCGGCCGGCAGACGCTGCGCGGTCAGCGTCGCGAGCATCGCCTCGAAACCACGATCGGTGACGCGCCAGACGCCATCCTGACCCGGCAGCGACAGCAGCGCACCCGCCCCGACATCGAGCCGCCGCCACGGCAACGTGACCGTCGCGGTGGTCCGCCCCGCCCATTCCCGCGCCAGTCGCGCCTCGGCGATCGCCTTGGCGCTCGCCGCATCGACCGCGGCGGCAAGATCGATCGTGCCCGCGCGCCGCGCCGACGCATCGCGCCGCGCGCTTTGCGAACCAAGCTGGTAATCGCGCGCCGGATCATAATAGCCGATGGCGATCGCTTCGTTGAGCGTACCGGCGGCCTGGCGATCGAGCACGACCTTGGGCGCGGTCTGGTCCGACGCAGCACTCCCGAGTTCGGCCGCTTCGATCGCGATCGGCGGCGCAGTCTCGTCGACCAGCGTCACGCCGTCGGGACCGTCGGCGAAGGCGACGGGCAGCGCCGCCGCCAGCCCCTCGATCGCGCCGCGCAGGCTGTCGCCGCCCGCCGCATAGCCGACCAGCAGCGGGCCGCCGCTGCCGGCGACATCGCCGTCCGACAGGATGCCCGCGATCGTAGCCAGCGAGACGAGACCGTCGTCCGCCTCGATCTCGAAGCTCAGCGACGGGATGCGATTGCCGTAATCGGCGAGCTGGAGCTGCTCGAACACGACATAGGCGAGGCCGCGATGCGCGGGAGCGGTCGCGATACCCTGTGCCGATCCGATCAGCGGATCGATCGCCTGGCCTTCGTCGCCCGGATAGAGGCGGAAAGCGCCGACATCGCCTTTCCAGTCGCCGGCAGCGCCGCGCAGCAGCGATCCGTCCGCCCAGATGCGGTGGACGGCGAGGATCGGCCGCGCCGACAGCGCCACTGCGAACGAAGCCGAATAGGTGTAGCTCGTCGTCTTGGGCTGGCCCTTGCCCGCGCTCGACTTGTGCTTGCTCTCCTGCAGGTCGGTCGACCAGATCACGCTGCCGGCGACGCGCATCGTGCCGAACAGCTTGGGCAGGTCGCTGCCATAGGACGAGGTCTGCACGACCAGGCTGTCGAGCCGCGCGCCGACGGCGCCCTTCGGCGTGAAGATCGAGCGATCGATCGTATTGCCGATCGCCGCCCCGATCGCGCCGCCGATCGGGCCACCGATCAGCGTGCCGACCGCGGTGAGCACGAGTGTCGCCATGGTCTATCCTCTCAATGGGCACGCCACGCCCCGACCAGCGGCCAGCGCGGAAAGTCCGGCGTCTCGACGACGCGGCGCAGGCCGGCGTCGGCGTGGACGAAGCCGCGATCCGTCAGGATCGCGAGATGATGCTGATAGGGGCCGGGTGCGAGCAGGAGCAGATCGGCGGGCGCCGGTGCATCGACCCGGACGAAGTCCGCCGCCTCGATCGCCGCGCCGACGCCCCGCGCATCGCCGCCGCGCAGCGCATAGCCGGCCGGCACGCGATCCTTTCCATAGGCGATCGCCGCGACCCCGACGCAGTCGAGCCCGCTCTCCACCAGCCGCCCGTGCAGCCGGAACCGCGCACCCACGCAGCCGCGCGCCGCCGCGATGATCGCCGCCTGGTGCGCGGTCATCAGTCGGTGCCGTAGCGGGTGAGCAGGTCGGTGCCGGGCAGGAAGGGCTCGCCGCGGAAATTGGCAGCGTTGGCGAAGCGCGTGCAGCAGGTCTCGAAGCGCCGGTCGCAGCCTTCCACCAGCTCGACCAGCGCGCCGGCGTCGGTCGCATAGGCCGGCGGATCGCGCAGCGTCAGCCCCGTTCCGTCGGATGCCGCGAGCGAGGCGACGAGCCCGGCATTGGCGCCGTCGAGCCAGCGCATCCGGCCATAGGCATAGGCGTTGGCGGAGGGCTCGGGCCGATCGAGCGTCAGCCCCTGCCCCACCGCCGCCACGACGTGCGCGAGCCGGGTGCGCGGCGCCAGATCGATCCGGCAGCGCCGGTCGCCGAGGCGTGCGCGGCAATCGGGAGAGGTCTGCTCGACCACCGGCCGTTCGAGCAGGGCGGTCGGCCCGCGCAGTTCGGCGGTGAAGGCGTCGTCCTTGATCGAGACGTCGCCGATCTCGCCGCGCGCGATCGGCACCGGGTCGGCGGCGGGGTCGCTCCAGTCGACGGCGAACAGGCTCAATGTCGCGCCGTCCCAGCGCCCGGCGGAAAGATCGGCCGCGGTGATCGCATCGTGGGTGAGAGCGCCGTCGATATCGAGCGTATCGACATCGAACCCGTCCGATTGCCGGATCGCGGACGGCACCATGCCCGGGCTCGATCGATAGACGACACCTGCGATCACCAGATCCCTGTCGTGCGCGGTGAAGCCGATCGTCACGCCGTCGGCGCGATCGAGCCGCCAGCACAGCGCCAGGCTGGTCAGCGCGCCTTGCAGCCAGGCCGGGGCACTCATTCGCGTATCTCGACCAGCGGCACGCTCGGTGCCTCGCCCGCCAGGAAGGTCGAGAGGCTCACCTCGAGCGTGTCCTCGGCGAAGCGGACGGGGACGTCGAAGACATAGGCTGCGGTGATCGCGGCGCCTGCGGCCGGCGCGGTCTCGAACGAGACGATGCCACCGTCGAGCAATGTCCAGCCGCTCGCCAGTGCCTCGCCGGCCAGCGAGATCGAGACGCTGCCTGCCACCGGCCGCGTGATCGCGCGGATCTGCGGATCGTCGTCGCCATAGCTTTTGACCAGCGCGAAGCTGGTGGCGACGCCGTCGCCGATGCCGATGCGCTGATCGCCGCCCGAATCGCTGTCGAACGGATCGCGGAAGCGGAAGCCGCGCGCCGCGCCCCTGCGCGCCCGGAAGAAGGCGAGCAATGTCGCGATGTCGCCCTCGGAGCGCACCCCCGGCCCGGCATCGAAGCGCAGCCGCGCGTCGGCCCAGTCGGCGTTGCGTTGCTCGACGCCTGCCGCGGTCGTCACGATCGCGGTCGAGAAGCCGGGCGCGACGCTCGCCTGGGCACCGAGCGCCAACGGAAAATCGACATCGTCGAATGCGTTCAATTCCCCCTCCCCCAGATCGAAACAGGTGAAGCCGTCGCGCGCGACCTGCGGCAGCGCCCATACGAACAGCCGCGGGACGCCCCGCGCCCTGGCCGCGGTCACCGCGTCGGCGATGCGCGGCCATTGGGTCGCCGCGTCGGCAGGATCGAGCACGAAGCCGGTGAAATAATCCTGGTCTCCGGCCGGATAGCCCAGCCGCGCGGCGGCGGTCGCCGCACCTCGGGCGGATGCCCCGGCGTCGCCGGCGAGCACATAGTCGTAATCCTCGAACTGAAGCCGATCGAAGGCCGGGCTTGCCCAGCCGACCGGCATGTCGGCGCGCCGCAGTTCGGGGCTGTCGGCGGCCAGCACGGTGGGCAGATAGGTGAGCAGCAGCATCTCGGCATCGGCCGCGACGCCGCGCACCGCCGCCGCGATCGACGCGGTCGATGCGGCGAGCAAGGCACCCGCCGCATCGAGGACGGCGGTCTGCGCGGCGCTGAGCGCGCCCTTCACGCTCGCCACCGCATCGACGCCGGGGCCGAGCGCAAGGCGCGCGGCATCGTCGTGGATGCAGATCGTGCCGTCCGCACGGACCCACCACCAAGGCTCGCCGAGCTGGAAATGGACGCGCCCGACGCCCGCCGCCATCGCAGCGAAAGTGGTGGCGATCGTCCGCAGATAGCCCATCGCGCCGTCGCTGGCCGGCGACAGCAAGGTCGAGGGCGGCGACCAGCCGGTCAGCGCCTGCACCCCGTCCGGCCCGCGCTGCTTCCAGTCGTTCCAGACATGCTGATCGAGCAGTTCGTAGGACATCGACAGGATCGGCTCGAAATCCAGCGCGGCGGCACGGGCGAGGAAATCGCGGTGCCAGGCGTCGGCGGCGACGTTGAGCACGCCGCCTGCCAGGCTGATCAGATGCAGGCCTGCGCCGGCATTCCATTCGAGCCGGAAATAATGGCTCATCCCGACATAATGATCGATCGCGCCGCGATAGCCGAGGCCGACGATCTGGCGCAGCAGCCGCGCAGGCGTCTGATCGTAGGCGTCGTCATAGCCGGTCGCGATGCACAGGCCGTGCGGCGGGACGAGGCCGTCGCCGATCGCCAGCGTCGAGCCCGCGCCGTCGCAGGCCAGCCCGTCGATCTCGACCCGGCATTCCACGGGTGCTGCGAGTTCGCCGTCGGCGCCGGTATAGCCGGGCGGCACGAGCGAGACGAACATCCGATCGACGTCGCCGGCCCACACCGGGTCCGCCTCGTCGGGCAGCAGGAAGCCGCCGGCGAGGTGACCGAAATCGATCGATATCTGCGCATCCTCGGGCGTGCCCGTGGCATAATTCCAGAGCCGAACATACCAGCTGCGTGCCGCACCCGCCGCATCGCGGCCCTCGATCGTCAGCGTCGGGCCGTTGATCGCGTCGAGCGGCATCAGGCCGGACGAGCGCCAGCGAAAGCCGAGCGTGCAGCCGCGATAATCACCAGCCGTCTCGTAGCGGAGCAGCGGGTGATCGACGGTGTCGGCCGATGCCCAGATCAGCCCGGCGAGATCGTCGCTGCGATAGAAGACCGCATCGACCCGCATCGCCTGCGGGCCGGTCGTGGTTACCGCCGCCATCATCGGGCGCGGGAAATTGACCGTCCAGAAGCGCGGATCGAAGCGCTTGATCCAGCCCGTTTCGCGCTTCTGCGCGCGCACCGCGTCGGCGTCGCCCGCCAGCCACCATCCGCCGTTCTGGCCCATCTCACCGCTCCGCCTGCGCCAGCGCGCGATTGACCGCACGCGCGACCTGGCGGCTGGAACGGGCCAGCGCCTGCGGCTCGGTCGCGGTCGGCGCATTGATGCTGATCGCGACGTTGACCGCGCGGGGCGCGGCGTTGCCGGCGGCGGGCGCGATGGTGCCCGCCGACGCAGGCACGAACAGCTCGGGGCCCTGCTCGCCCACCATATAGGGACGGCCGGGCGAGACCGGGCCGCCGGTCGCGCGGCCGGGCGATCCGAGTAGCGCGCCGACCAGGCTGCTGCCGATCGTCGCCAGGCCGCCGCCCCCGCTCACCCCGCCGAGCAGCGATGCCAGCCCGTTGGACACCGCCTGCGCCGCGATCTCGCCAAGCGCGGCGACCGCGCTCTTTTCGAGATCGGCAAAGCCGGCCTTGCCCGTCGTGATCACCTTGGCGAAGCGCTCGCACAGCGAGACCGCGGCGCCGATCAGCGTGGCCAGCACCGCATCCTCGTCGGCGGTGTCGATGCGCAGATAGGCCTTGGCATCGACCAGCGCGGCGGCGGCGACATCGGGCGCGACGCTCACCGCGCCACCTCGATGTCCAGCGTGCGGGTGAGCGTGCGGTCGTCGGCGAGCGTGACGCGGTGGGTCAGGCGGTAGCGCGTGCCGGGTACGCCGGCGCCGATCGTCGCGCCGGTGCGGTGCGGCTCGACGTCATGCGGCGCGATCGCCAGACCGGCCGGCAAGCTCGCCCATTCGGCCTCGGCGATGGCGACGCCGAGCAGCCTGGCGCGCGGCCAGGTGACGGAGAAATCGAACGTCGCCTCGGGCGACACGGCGAGGCAGCGCATGAGACGGGCTCCTGCTCGAAAGAGGAAATCGGGTGGCAGGCATCCACATCCTCCCCAGCTTTTGCTGGGGAGGATGGAAAAGCGCCGCGCGAGCCGACCGGAAAGGGGATCGGCCACTCGCGCGGCACAGGCTCGGCGAAAGGGTCAGGCCGCCGAGAACTTCATCAGCTTGATCGCCTCGGAATTGGCGACGGTGCCCCCGATCCGCCGGGTGGCGTAGAAATGGACATAGGGTTTGGCGGTGAAGGGATCGCGCAGGATCGCGGTCTCGTCGCGCTCGGCGATCAGATAGCCCGCCTTGAAATTGCCGAATGCGATCGACGTCGAACCCGGCGCGATATCGGGCATGTCCTCCGCCTCGACGACCGGATAGCCGAGCAGCGTGTCGGGCTGGCCGGCCGTGAGACCGGGTGCCCACAGGAAGGCGCCGTCCGCCGTCTTCATCTTGCGGATGATCGCGAGCGTGAAGCTGTTCATCACGAACACCGCGCCCTGGCGATAAGGCGAGCG